GTATGACGGGGTTCTGGACATCGAGCAATACGCTTGCGATCCTTCCGACGTGAACAAGTTCTATCAGCCTCTCGAAAGCGAGTGCGTCCCGTTCACGGCTCAGGGAACGGTATCGACAACTCGATTCAATGTCAGCGGAACGGGCGTTTTGAACCTGTCCACTTCTGGCCGATACGTGAACTGGGTCGTGCGGTTTGATACAGGGCCAAACGCGGGCGAGTATCGCCGTGTCACCGCGTCCGATGAATCGGGCGGAGCGCATCGAATCTTTACCGATGCTTTTGGTAGCGCAGTGGTCGCTGGTGATACCGGCGTACTGATTCCTGTCCGAACCGGCATCGGAACATCCACGTCTGACGGCGTTCACTTGACCTTGCAGGGTCACGACGCAATCGCTCGCGGAATCAACAACGACGGCCAAATCAACCAAATCCTAATCCCAGTACCATGAGAAAGCAACCTGCACAATCGCCGTTCAGTCAAGACGTTCAGGATATGTTCGAGGCGGTATACCAGTCTCGAACTACCTACGCGCTCCGAGAGGTCATGGCAGGGTACACGGATGATCCGAAAGTGATCGAGGCCGAGGTCCAGCGAATCAAGGCGAAATACCCCGAGGTGCAATCCTAGTTCTGCACCCGATTCGATGAGTCGGGCCACCCCTCCTTTCGGGGAGGGGATTACTACATCCGATCTACGGACGGGAACCCCGTCGCTTCCGGGAGGCGGGGTTTTAATTCCATCGAATTCGTGGGAATTAAACCTAGCGAATTCGATACCTTTTAGGGAAGGGGTTAGAAGTCCATCTTGAGCTGGGCCTTCCTTAAACGTTCCCCAACTTCAATTCGCCTTTGCTTCTCCCCTGTGATCCAGCCTTTTCCGTTGCAGGTTAGGCACCTTTGCGGTTGAAAAGGTGAGATTGATGCGAATACGGCGTTGACCTTTCCGATCCCGCCGCACGTTGGGCACAAAACCGACAACTTCACGCTTCACCGCCTTCGGATTCTTTGTCCCCCGGCATATTCAACGGGCCAAACTTGCGGTCACAAACACGACAGTAGTAACCAGTTGTTCCATCCGCATCATCTCCGAACGGGTCGTAAAGCAAATCGTGCTTTTTGCAATTCGGGAACACCGCCTTAGGTTTTGAATTGTTGCGCGTAACGGTAATCGTGAACGCGCAGAAGGAAATTCTCATTCCTCTTCCTCCGGCATGGGGATAGGGCCGAACCAATAGACTGTACGGTAGCTGTTCGTTTGCATCACTGCGTACATCGCGCCACCGAAGTTATTCATCGGTCCCGTTTCCGTCATCGCGACGTTGATTAATTGCGGAGAAGACCACTCCCAAGAAGTCCCCGGTGCGTCTTCGTCGTTTCCTCGCGTTCGAAGCAGGTAGTAACCCGGCTTTTTTGGTACTTCGGTAGTCCAATTCATTCGGTCCCACTCCTCTCACGCATCTTTATGGACTCAGCTTGCGCAATTTCGTCCCGCGTCAACTTTAAGTCTTTAATGCGGTCAGATATTTCTCTCGACGCCGAGTAAACCGAACTTGTTAGCCGACGATAGGTTTCAGTTGACACGTCAGGAGAAGTTGACCTACCCATTTCGTTTGTTGCATCTTCCATAAGTTTCCTGGAAAGTCTGAGCAGGTTTATTGCCACCGCAATTCGACACAGGTTTTCGTTCATTCGCTCTCCAACTCCTTACGAGCTAATGCGCTTTCACGCTTGCCGATGATGACCATGCACGGCAAACCTGTCTTTTCTTGAAGTTCGATGTCGATGATCTTATCTTTCTCCTTAAATGCGTCAGTGATCGTAACGCTGTCACCTACTCGAAGCGGCATTAGCACGATCACGCCGCCGTGCCGCTGAATTATTTCGATTGCGCGAAGGTTCATACTCGAAACCTCCAAGGTTCCCAAGGCTCAAGCGGCTGGCTTGACCGTATCTCTGAGTGAGGGTTCGGCGTCGCAGTGCGTCAACTCCGCGACGGTCTTTGTCCCGTTTACCCCTTCGACTACATCATCGAGGTTAGGGATGTAACCTTCATATTCGCTGATAAGATCGTGCGTCTTTTGCAATTCGTTCATTTTTGTCTATCCTCACTTGCCGCGACGGTAAATTCGAAGGCCAATGCCTCTCGGTCCTCGCGGGTTAACTTCTCGGGAAGGTCGTCGGATTGCAGCGCAATCGCTAGAGCGGCGAAACAGTCCCCGCACGTGCGGGGAAACTGACGTCTAATGCCGGCGATGATTCGTTTTGTCATATCATTCATCCGTGAAGGGGTCGTAAGCGGTGTCATCGCTGGCCTGGCCTGTCTTTTTGAGGAATAGGTCATTCAGCGTGAGGCTTGATTCGGCCATGAGAGCGTCAAGCCCTTCGATCGGCTTGCCGATGGACTTGGGCATGACGGTCACGTCGTAGTAGTTCCCAGCGGCTTCCGTGCGAGTGATCTTGAAATCATAGTTGCGCGGGTCGCCGTAGTTCTCCTCGTCTTGAGCGAACTTGCGAATCGCAAGCCAGATTGCAACTCCAGCCTCGAAACCTTTCAGTGTCGTATGAATCGACTTGGTTCCATCGGCCGATGTGACTTGTTCTTTGTGAGCGACGATCCATCCGAAACGCTCTTTCCGAATGGTGTCGCCGGTCTTCTGGTCCACGATGTCGGCGTAAAACCGGCACGGGTTCGAGACAATGCGAAAGATTGCGCTATCGCCTTTGTTCTTGAGTCGAAGGTACTTGCCTCCGCTTGATTGCGGCGCGTAGTCGTATGAGATTTCTCCAGCGTGTTCGTTGTTCATGCTTATGCTTTCTCCGATGAGAATGGGGTTCTAAATCGTGCCTGTCCGTTCTTGTCCAGCTTCCAAGTGAACTTCCCTTGCGACGTTGAAAGGATGTCGGCTTTGTTCTGCGCCATGTAGTGTCGAATCCGGTTCTTTCGTTCCGCTTCTGCGGTTTTTGCTCGGTCAAGTCTCTTAATGGCTCGGCGCAAATTCAAGACTTCGGATTCCGTTTTATCGTCGGCGTACGCTAGTCGATCATTGGGGTATCCCTCGCTTTGTCGCTCCGACTGCGCCCATCGAGTATCCGCATCGTGCCCCGAAAGTTCCGGCTCGATCCCGGCTTCCATATGCTTTCTCCACCATGCGATAGCGGCGTTGTACAGCTTGACGGCTTCCTCTTTTGGGAAAACGTGCCCAACGCTTGACAGCTCCGGGTTCAGCGTGTACGTATAGACCCGCAGCTCGCGATTGTCGATCAACGCGACGAGGTGAACAAAGTCAAAGCGAGCGATGACCAGTTGCCAAAGAACCTGAATCAGATAATGCTCGGGCACCGCGTCCGAACCATCGGACCCAAAGTTCTGCGCTGCCCAATGGCCGACGCTTTTCAGTTCGACACCGCCGCGGTACGACTTGCCTTCGACTTTGATTCGGTACTCGCGGTCCGGGTTGCAAGCGAGGAACTCGAACTTCTTGTCTCGGTACGTTTTCGACTTCGTGAGTCGGTATCCCGTCTTCTCGGCGAACTTGCGAGCGATAAACGGCTCCAGATAGATGCCCAACTCCATCGGTAGCGTTGACTCTTTCTCTTCGATGAGTCCGCGCTTTCGCAACCAAACGTTATGAGCGGTCTCGTACGGATTGAGTCCGAGAATGGCGGAAACGTCCGTCGCTCCGAGGTACGTCTTGCGCTCTTCAAGCCATTCGGCGCGGGCGAGTTGTGCTTTCGTCACGGTCTGCCGCTCCATTGCTCGATGCCGCGCAGGATGCCGTAAGCGAGAATCACCGCGGCAAAAAGGTAGATCGCCCAACGTGACCGGCGAGGTTGAGAGTCGAGGATCGAATGACCGTCCGCATCCCTAATCGTGAGATCGTTTCGTCGTTTCATCATCATTCATGATACACGAAAAAAACCGAAAATGTAACGAAACTGAAAACTTTTAGGAAAAATTGTGTATCATCTTGGCATGGCAATTCACATTGACCTAATCGAGGAAATCCGGGCGGCGTTGCGGCGCGGCGAACGTCCGTCTCACATTGCGACCAGACTCGGCATCAGCAAGACGACGGTTTGGAGATACGGCGTCCAGCTCGGCAAGCAAGACGAAAAGAAGGAAAGGGAGACCGATGCGAGAGACTGATCCAGCCGTCCTATTCGTCGTCTTCGTCGCGCTCATCGGCATGATGATCGGGCTGCTCTACCTGATGTCGAAGGACGTGGAGCTATGACGCTGATTCAGTTTGTCTTTGGCGGCATCATCGTTCTGGTGATGAACTTCTTCATGACCTGCGCGATATGCGGCGTCGCAGTCGAAGCGATTGAACGGATCATCCGAAAGCGCGAGGGCAAGGAATGACCGTCACCCAAGCCGAATCTATTGTCATGGTTGAATCGGGATGCACGCCGATCCGTGCGCTCGGTCGGTCGTGGGCGATCTACGGCACCTGTCCCGAAACCGGACGGGATGACACGCGGCTCAAAGTTGTTTCGGAAACCGAACTAATTCGGGCGGCGGAACGACTGCAAGCCGGGGAGAGTGCTGAGGATGTCTTCGGGGTGTGCGAATGAGCGACTGCGAGTTGCCAGATTTCTACTCCGAGCGGTTCCCGGCAGCCGGAAAAGTTCACGTTTGTTGCGAGCTAGGAACCCATATCCATATCGGCGAACAATACGCTTACATAGCTGGAAAGTGGGCCGGGGAATTTCAAACATACCGGCAGAGCTTGCACGGGTTCCACTTGGCGCGAGCGGCAAATGCGGACTACGGCGAGTGCGCCGTGCCGTTCGGCGGCTTGGATGATGACCTTGATGACCATGCCGAATACGTGCAGCGAGTTGCGAGCCACATTAGGCGAAAGCCGGACGATCCGCCATGCGCTACCGTCGCTGACTGGGAGAAGGTCATCAGTGAGTCACTAGCCTACGGCGGTGATGCGCCGATTCCGCTCGCGCCAATCGGACTAATTGAAGAGGTGCCGGGATGATGGATCAGGATCAGTCGTTTGAGATTCTTCTGGACATCACCCCGCCGAACTCAACGGCGCAGACAAAGCGTCTGAACCGGCGAACGGGTCGGATGTTCCATACACCGGAACATCAGCACGATATGGCGGTTCTGACCCTTCTCATGTCCACGAACCCGATGCGTCCACGAAAGCCGCTTGATGGTCCGGTCGAACTCATCATTGATGGCTACTGGCCTCACCTGAAATCAACCGCGAAGCGCGATCTAATGGCGACCGTTCCGAAGATGACGAAACCGGACCTAGACAACTGGGCTAAGGGCGTCGTGGACTGCCTAGTATCCGCCGGATACCTAGCCTCGGATCAAATCGTATGGCGGCTTACGGTGAGCAAAAGCCACGCGCAACAGCCGCGGATTGTGATTACCGGAAAGGTATCGGGTACCTAATGGCGAACTGGCCGACGGAAGACCGGCAGCCGGACGCAGACGACCGGTACACGCTGGAACGTCGGCTAGAGTCCTACTGGATCGTCCGCATGATCGACGGGCCACGGTCCGGTAAATGCTCCGTCCGACACGTTGACGAGGTGGACGCGGACATCATCCGGGGAGTTTGTGTAAAATGACCGAACGGCGGATTGATCCCCGCCAGCATAGCGGAGTCGGAGGGGTTTTCTCGTTTTCTCCCCGGATCAACCGGCTCCGCCATGCGAAGGAAAAGAATGAGTAAATACACGTGGCGTAAACACGACGTCGAGGAACTTCACAACTCCGACGACCTTCAAGAAATCAGCAAGTTAGCTCACCTAGCCATCATCCGGCTTCGGGATGCGCTATGGCGGCGCGGCGGAAACAGCATCAAGCCGGGCGCGGTTCCAACATCGATCCTCTATGAACGGGCTGAGTGGGACTCCGTAGCGCATGAAGTTCTACCCTTCTTTGAGTCCGATGAAACCGGCGTATTCTGCCCTTCAATCTGTGAGCAGGTCGGGCACGTCGAGCAGGTCCGAGAGAAGCGATCCAAGGCCGGCAAGGTATCAGCGTCAACACGTGTTGAACATATGTTGAACAAACACTCAACAAGTGTTGAACACGATGTTCAACAGAGGAGAGGAGAGGAGATAAGAGGAGAAGAGAATAGAGAAGATCAGAAATCACCTGACGGTGATAGTGATAGTTTCGTTTTGGAATCTCCCGAACTCCCGAAACGGTTTGATCCCTCATCGTTCTGGGACCAGTTCCAGACCCTATATCCCAAGCGCAAAGGGGACCTAGGGAAAGCGAAAGCGAAAACGATCTTCTATCGGCTCGCCAAGACATCGGCGGCGGCAGAAGAGATCATCGAAGGGGTTCGGAAGTACCGGCAATTCTGCGAGTCGAACGAGATGATAGGCGGTCCGTTCATCAAGCAAATGACCACCTTCCTAGACGGTAAATGCTGGGGCGAGGAATGGGCAGGTGACCCGCAATTCACCGCGTCAGACTTAGAGAAGTTGAGGAACATGAGATGAACGAACAGAACTCAAACGTAAACATCGACGCTGAGATGGGCGTCCTGGGGTCCATGATGCTTAGCCGTTCAGCGGCTCGGCACATCATCGCGAGGGCGCATGAACGCATATTCTGGCGTCCGGCTCACCAGATCATCTACCGTGCGATCGCGGACATCGTTGAGCGTGGCGGCGAAGCGGACATCGTATCCATGCGGGCGGAACTCGGCGCGTCCGTTGAAGCTGCGGGCGGCATGGACTACGTTCTGAAACTTGCCGAGTTCGTTCCGAGTCCTGCGAACTGGGCGACGTATCTCGGGATTATCGAGCGGCTCTGGCGGCGGCGGCGAATCGTTGAGATCGGAAACCGGATGGCGACCGACGACGAATACGAGGTAGACGACGCGACGTTGTTCCAGCTTGTCGGCGCGATGGAAGCGACTCAGCCAGTTCGGATAGGCGAAGTCGAAGGGGCGGAACAGCCGCGTGTCATCGTTCCGACGGGATTTAGCTTGATCGACAACGAAAGCGGCGGGATCGGACTTGGCGGAACCGCGGTCATTCTGGCAAACAGTGGCGGCGGAAAGTCGGCGTTCTGCATCCACCGTGCCATACACGCGGCTCGACAGGGTTTCCCGGTTCTGTACCTGTCACTGATGGACCTAGACGAGAAAGCGATGCGGCGGCGAGCGATGCAAGCTATGACCGGATGGACCCGGAAACCGGACCACGGAAAGCCGCTGGATGATTGGAACCTAGCAGAAAAGGAGTTGAACGAGATCGAGATTTACCTTCATGCTCCGTACCGGTATCGCGGTGGGAACCGGCTCGGCAACCTGATCGCGCTGATCGAAAGGGCACGTCACCGCATGGGCGTGAAAGTCGTCGTTCTGGACTACGTGCAGCGGATCCAGTACGACGAACGGGCGAATGAGTATCAAGCGTCGCTCAACGCTGAAAACGAGTTGACCCTTCTGGCGAACCGGCTCGGAATTGTGCTTTGGTACGCAAGCCAAGCGACCGAGGGCGAGCGCGGTTTGGTCACCAAGGGCGGCAAGCACTGGAACGAGGGAAGCGAATGTACCGTGGTGCTGGAGATGATGAACCAAGCGCAAATGCGGGTAGCAGCGAAAGAAGACCCATCGTTTGTTCACCGATTCAGCGGGCGCACCCCGATCAAAGTGACTTGCGAAAAGATGCGCCATGCTCGGCGGTTCATGCCGACATCGTGCTATCTAAACGACCGACTGGAGCTAGTAGAACCATGATTGAAGTAATCAACCCCGAAACTCTCGACGTGCTGGCTGCGAATCCGAACCGAATCCCGCTCGGGTACGAACCGATGACGACCGACCGTCGTAAGTGGCCGACGAAAGAACGAAAGCCGATTGAGGAAATTCGCCGTCGTTTACTCGGGCCTCTGACACTTTCAACCCAAGTCAACCGTACGAATTAACGTTCCGAGTTCATCGCTTCATCCAGCCGGTGGGTAGCAATACCCCGCTAGACCAGACCGGCACTCCGATCCATCATGCAAATTGATCCTAACCTGATAATCTCAGTCCTGACCGGAGTCTTCTTCGGTGGCGTTGCATGGGGACTGTCTCGGGCCGACGTTGCAAAACTCCGAGAAGATAACGCTCGATTGAAGCAGGATATGGACCGTATCAGTCAGCGACAGGATTCAGCCGAAACGGAACACGCTCGGGAGATTCGTCGGCTTATTGACAGTATCAGCGAGTTGGGAAACCGATTGACGGTGATCGAGACGACCATTAAGTTTATCGCCGAGCAAATGCGGCAAACGGAGAAGGGGCAAGGGAAATGATCGAAAAGGCACTTTATGGAGCAATCAGCGGACTACTTGCGGCGGTTCTAGTTGACCTAGACGCATGGAAGGGTAGCGGCAGGTTTGACTGGCAGGTAGCGGTCCCTAGGTGGATTGCTGGAGCGATTGCAGGTTCCGCGGCTTCACTTGGATTCAACCCGGCTGTGCAGGTGGGCGCATGACCGAAACCGTCCGAGTCCGTTTCGGCATCAAGGGGATTCCGGTTTTCCCCAACGCGGCGACGTTCGTGCGGACGATCAAGACGAACCAACTCGACGACGCACAAGAAGCGTTCGCCATGTTGCGAGTTGTCTTTCCGGGCGTTCGATGGTTCCTCGAAGTGACGGAGTAGGAACACCGTGAACGCTTTCAAGCATATCCGATGGGACTACATCGAAACCCTTTGGATGGAAGGGCGGCTCTCCAACGTCGCTATCGCCAAGTCTCACGAAGAGAAGTACCAGGTCCGTGTCTCCGAGTCCGCAATCCGAAACCGTGCGATCAAGGCGGGATGGACGCGGGATATCAGTCATGCCGTTCGCTGCGAGACTCGCAGAAAACTCGCAGAGGGTGCGATACCTAAGGAAGTAATAGAAGCGACGCAAGGGGATGCGACTGCGAGCCGCGAGTACAAACGAGAGGCGATTAGTGAAGCTAAGGCGATTGAGTCGGCGGCTGATCTTGCCGTCCGGATTGTGGAATCGCACCGACGCCACGCGGAGAACCTGCACGACATTGCGAATCGGCTCGAAATCTACGTCCGTTCTGCGATGCCTTTGGATGCGAGCGGTAACCCTGCGGCTCAGTATGACGTCAGCGAGTTGAAAGACCTTTCGTCTAGCGTGTCGAACGTGGCATCGACTCGGCGGACGGCGGTGGAGATCGAGCGCAAGGCGTATCAGCTTGATGATCCCGATGCTGGCGGCGTGGGTAAGGGCACTCTCGAAATGCTACGGGCTTACCTGACCGATGGCGACTGAACGCGGGCTTGCGTTAGCTAAGCGGCTTTTCAACTGGGAGCCGCACTCTCCCGGACAGAGGGAATGGATGCTATGTCCGGCCAAAGTTAAAACGGCGGCTTGCGGTCGTCGTTGGGGAAAGTCTGAGTCCGTCGCGGTGGACATCGTTCTTTTCGCGCTGGAGAACCCGAACACGATTCAGTTCGTAATCGCTCCGACAGACGATCAGTCGAAAATCATCATGTCGCAGGTGTCGCGCTTTCTGAACCACATTCCGGGGATGGCGAAGTCCATGCGCGAAGTTCAGGCACCTTACCACGGAATCACCTTCATGGATGCGACGGGGCTGCATACGGGCACGACGATCAAGGCGCGGACGGCAGGTCCGACAGGCCGCGGCATCCGTGGGAACAAGGCTCACCGCGTCGTACTGGACGAGTCGGCGTACATCAGTGACGAGATTGTGGATAGCGTCATCGGGCCGTTGCTCGCGGACTACGACGGGTATCTGGTGAACATATCAACCCCTGCGGGACGGAATCACTTTCACCGGGACTACCTTCTGGGACTTGACCCGTCAAACCGGCGGTATGCGAGTTTCAACTTTCCGACGTCGGACAACCCGTACATAAGCCGCGAGTACCTAGACGAGCAACAGCGCAGCAAGCCGGACCGAATCTACCGACAAGAGTATCTCGCTGAGTTCCTCGACGACGCGGGCGGCGTGTTCCGGGGCGTCTCCGAGATCGTCGACCGAGGCGTAACGTCACGTCCGGCGCGTGGTGCGGTGAGCGTCGGCGTGGACTTGGCGAAATACGAGGACTTCACCGTGCTTTCGGCGATGGACTCAAGCGGTTCTCAGGTTGCGATCGAGCGGTTCAATCACTTGCCTTGGGCGGTGCAGGTCCAGCGCATCGCGCAGTTCGTCGGGCGGTATCCCGGATGTACTGCCTACGTCGACGCGACCGGCGTCGGAGATCCGATATTCGAGCAACTGCGGGCGATCCGTGGGGCGACGTGGGTACCGTACACGCTCACCAACCAGTCGAAAGAGGCTCTCATCAACCATCTGATTGTGCAAATCGAGAATCAGGCGATACGATTGCTCGATGATCCGGTGCAGACAAGCGAGCTGCAAGCCTATCAATATGAGATCACGGCGAACCGGAATATCAGGATGAACGCACCGTCCGGGATGCACGACGATACGGTGATCGCGCTCGCTCTCGCGTGTTGGCATGACCGTCAGAATTCGTGCTGGCTAAATTTGGATGATGTTGCGCGTCTGTACAGCTAGGCCGCCTATGAGTTTGCTTAATCGTGTCCTCAAAATCTTCCGACCGCAGGAACCGAACCGCGGCGGCGCGACTCGATGGAGTTGGCCGTTTTACCCCAACACGCGGTATGACTACGTGCGCGAGGCAGGCGATCTCTGGACCAACAGTCCGGCGTCTATCTGCATCAATCGTAAGGCAACGATGCTTTCCGACCTTACGCTGATCGTTGAGCGGTGGGACGAGTCGAAGGGGCAATGGCTCCCGTTCAGTGACCAGCGAACCAGCGAACTACTGCGAACGTTTCGGAAACCGAACGATTACTACGGGCTTCCTGAAATCATCGCGCTCACCATGCTGAACGACGACTGTCGCGGTCATTCGATCATGCACAAGACGAGGAACGAGCGCGGGCAAGTCGTTGGTTACTGGGTCTTGCCGTACCACCTATGCGAGCTGATGAGCGACCGGGACAACGCGGACGGCACCAAGCTGATTACGCACGTCCGGTACTACACTCCGGGCGGCGCGCAACAGGATATTCCGTGGCAGGACTGCGTGATGATCCGGCAGGGCATCGACCCGCGAGATATGCGGGCTGGGCTCTCTCCGCTGGCGGCTCAGCTGCGCGAAATCTGCACGGACAATGAGGCAGGGACGCGGATGCCTACCCTTCTCCGCAACGGTCCCGAGGGGAACGTCTTGTCCCCGAAATCCACGGGTGGCAAGTCTGACCCAACGGTTGACCAGACCAAAGCGGCGATGGACCTTATAAACAACATGGCTCGAGACAAGGCGGGCAAGTTCGTCGTTATTCCGTTCGAGTCCAGTATCACCCAGATTGGACTCAAGCCGTCTGATATGGACCTCGGAAACCTGCGAGCGATTCCGACGGACCGTATCTGCGCGGCTCTCGGCGGCGACCCGATGGCGTTCGGTCTGCCGTCAACGTCCAAGACGTACAGCAACCTAGAGGAGGCGTTGGACGCGCTCGGAAACAACACGGTGCTACCAACGGCAAACCGTTGGGCGCGGCAGTGGGGCGAAGCGCTTCTGCCTGACTTCCGACTGGACCCTGATATGTTCCGGCTGGCATGGCGAACAGACGGCGTGTCGTGGTTGAAAGACGAGAAGTACGACCGGAACACTGATACGAGGGCGAACTTTGAGGCGGGCATCATCGACAGGGCCGAGGCGAAAATCGGCATCGGGATGGAACCGACGCCTGCGGATAAGGGCGTCACGTACTTCCAGCTTCAAGCGCAAGCGCGGGGCGTATTGGCTCCTTCAGACAGCGAAAAGAAGTACCAGACGTTCGGGGAACTGATCCACGACGCGAAGCGGCTCGGGACGACCGACGACCAGAAAACGGGCGTCCGTCCTGAAATTCTAAAAATGGGGATTGCAAATGTCGCTCGGCTTGCAAATCTAGGCCGCGTTCCTGGAGCAGTCACTAAAAAGCCTCGCAATCGTTCGACCGTTGCTCAATCCCAACATGATAAGTTAATTTCCCTCTTTGAAGAGGATTTAATGCAGGGGTTTACGCAGTATGCCGACGGGCGGATCACTATGGAAGATCTGCAAAAGCGTCAGAGCAAGCATATTTACGATTGGCACCGTGCGCAATATCGTCTAGGGTTCCGAACGGGCGGAGGTACGCCGACAGACGAGCAACTGGACGCATACGCTCGCATCATGACAGATCGCCAAAGCGGTTATATGCTCGGTTTTCTGGATGACATCGAAAACGGGCGGTACAACGATGCCGACGGCAAGTTAAACGTAGATGGCGCGCTGAGGCAAAGGTCGAAACTCTACGCGCTTCAGTCATCGTCAAGCGCATCGGCTGGATTTATTGAGGGGTCTCCAGATGACTCGGAGTTTGATTGGGAGTTAGGCCCGACGGAGCATTGCGAGGATTGCCTATACATCTCGGCATTAGGCCCGTTCGACAAAGAAACGATTTTCACGAATCCGCGAGAGGGCGATACGGTCTGTCTCGGAAATTGCAAATGCCGATGGGTCCGATCTGACGGAATGGCACCGTTCGGTCCGCTTGAGGTGTCTGCGTAATGCCGGTTCCGCAGGGGGTTAGGCGTGCTTGCCGGAAGGGTATCGCCCAAGTGGAAGAGGGGCTAGGTGGCGATGGTCTGGAAGCGGCGACCGTGAAAGAGGCTCGCTCACTTGCGGCGGGCGATATGCCGACTGAAGCGAAGATCCGAAAAGCCTACCGATGGTGGGCGCGGAATGAACGGTTTCTTAGCGCGGACGAGGACACCCCGGCTGACGTGGCGGCGAACCTTTGGGGCGGGCGACCGGGCATGACGTGGTTCCGCGACCTTTACGACGAGTTGGATACTTCGGATTCCGAACAATCGTCTAAGGGTGATATGGACCGAATGTCCGCACGTTTCAAGGCTAGTGGCTCGATCACGGATAACCAGATCGAGGCCGTGGCAAGCACGACCGGCAACATGGACCGGACGGGCGATGTTATTGCGCCGGGTGCTTTCAAGTCCAGCGTGCTGCGGGACTTCGTTCAGAACGGCGCATTGCTCGCGTTCCATGAGTGGGACGACGAACCGATTGGGATGCCGGTGTCGGCGGCCATGCGCGGAAACGAGCTTGTGAGCGTCGGCCAATTCCATACGACCCAGAAGGGGCAGGACTTCCGAAAGATTGCGATGGAGCGGATTGAAGCCGGTCTATCGGTGAGCGTGTCCGTGGGCTTCATGCCGGACTATGATTCGATGTCGTTCTACCCTTCCGGTAAGGCACTGATGGACGCTTGTGAGGAGATGGGCATGGATACGGCGGCGTTCGACACCAAGAGCATCACGGCATGGAAGTCCGGGTGCCGGTTGATTCGTTCGGTTACCGAACTATTCGAATGGAGCATCGTTCTGGTCGGCGCGAACCCGAAAGCCAAGACCAGAACCGTCAAAGATTTTACAGGAGAGTCGGCGCATGGTTTGACTCTCGAACAGGAACTCGAAATCTCGCTTGCTGGGATTGAACGGGCACTCGACGTAGCTGAGTTGCGATCGGAAGACGGTCGGCGGCTCAATGACTCTCGATTGCGAATCATTCGCGACATCAACGAGCTATCGGGAAAAATCCTTTCCCTTTCGGCTCCGGTGGATGATGCGGAGATTCAACGACGGGCGGCGGTCATGGACCGAGTAGCCAAAGCACTAGCGAGCATCAAATGACACTCAAAGAGCAACACTATCAAGCAGTTGAGCGAATGAAGGCGGCGGGAATCTTCCTTCAAGAGCTTCAAAACAAAACGAACGGTAAGCCGGGCGAGATGCCGGCTGACGACCAAGAGAAATTCGACAAGGCAGTTAAGGACTTCGACGCGGCTCAGGATGAAATTAAGCGCATCGAGAAGCTATTGGCCGTTGATGAGGCCGTGAACAAGGCGTCTAACGCTTTGCAGGTTGCGGCGACCGGCGCGAACGCTCGAAAGAACGTGAGCGTGAAGGAACTCATCGGCGATTACATGGCTGGCAAGGTTGACCGGAATGACCCGGCACTGAAGTCTCTCACCGTTGGATTGTCCGACCGTGGCGGCTTGCTTGTGGGCCGCGAGGTTTACGACGAAATTGTTCAAATCGTGATGAACGCGAACTACGTTCGTCGGCTTGCGACGGTCTTCCCGCTTAACAACGGGGTCGGCGAGTTCACGCTTCCGACCGTTGAGCGAAACATGACCCTTCCGGCGGTGGCTTCGGAAGTCGGCACGGCAGTTGACGACACCGAGCTGGAGTTTGGCGACCGGGTTCTCCGTCCGCGACTTCGTGCGGTGAAGATCAAGGTCGGTCGGCTCATGGATGTTCAGTCCGGCATCGACATCTGGAATCTCATCGCGGAACAGATGTCCTACGTCAAGGCTGAAAAGGAAGAGCGGGAGTTCTTGGCCGGCAACGGCGCAAGCGAACCTCTCGGTATCTTCACGTCCAGCGTTCTCGGCTTCGGCTCTTCCCGAACCGTCAGCACGGGCACGGCGAACACCATCAGGCCGGATGATATCCTCGATATGTACACGTCCCTTCGGTCGCAATTCCGAACCGCGAACACGGCATGGATCATGCACCGAAACACGTACGGTCGAATTCGCAAGGCGAAGGATACGAACAACAACTATATGTGGTCGGGCATCGGGCAGGGCATTTACAATGCTCAGTTCCTGACGGGCGCGGCTCCTGAGTTGCTGATCGGTTATCCGGTTTTCGCTGCCAGTGAGTACGCTCCTGATCCGGGCCGAAGCGGCTCGATCACGACCGGTCTGCGCGTCGTGGCTTTCGGAGACTTCCGGCAAGGCTACGCCATCGCTGACTCTATCGCTACCGAAATCGTCGAGCTTGACCAAGCGGCCTTCCCTGCCAAACAATGGGGTTTGGTCACGGCTTATGACGCACGACCGTACAACCAAGATGCCGTCAGCATCTTGCAGGTGAGCTAACGATGAACTTCTTCAAGCAAATCAAAACTCTCCGGGTAGCACCGGACTCTGGCGCGGCAACGACGTGGGCACTTTCGGCTGGCACGGGAGACGTTAACTCGTCCCCTGTTGATACGCAAGGGTATCGCGGCGTGGCGTTCCTTCCGATCTTCGGGGACAACGCCAATGGCGCAACGTTCACCGGGTCCATCGAAGGTTCTGCCGACGGTTCAACCGGATGGACGGCAATCTCTGGTGCATCGTTCAGCTTCACGGCTGGCGCGACTGACACGGACAACGAACTGCACGGCGTTGAGGTGTATAGCCCAGCGTATCGGTACGTTCGGTTCAAGAGCGACCGAGGCACGGCGGACACCGCGCTCGCGGCGTTGATGGTTCACCTTTACGACCCGACCTTTGAGACGATTGACCAAGAGATCACTGGCTTAGCCACTGGTGACCTTGGCTTCATCGCGGCTCCGGTCACGGTCTCGACGGTATAATCGAACCGACCCCGGCGCAGACCGGGGCTACTACGAGATTCTCGGGCGCGTCGTTTGTCTTGGGCGGCGCGTCCATTTTTTGTGGCAGTCCCAAGCACCACCGACCTAACCACCTACCTAACGTCTATCGGCGTCACGGCTCCAGCGGCGGTAGACGAGCAAGGCATCCTGAACGCGGTGACGGCGGAACTTGAGCAACGAACCGGGCGAACCAAGTTTGAAGGGGACTCGCAGCTGACCGAGGTTCGGTATACGCTCCCGTGGCCGCAGGGCGAAAGCGTCATTCTGGAGATTCGCGACGTGTGGGAGTTGTCCGAGGTCCGAACGGGATGGACCGGAGCAGTGGATTCCGGCACGTTGCTGACCGAGTACACGGACTTCGAGGTATTGCCCATGCAGTACGAGCTTCGAAACCTTCCGATCGAAGCGATCAAGTTTAGGTACTGCCCAACGACGGAACCGGGCGCGATCATGGTGAAGGGGAAACTCGGCGTCCAACAGACCATGCCGCGAGACGTATTCAACGCGATTCTGGCGAAGGCGGCGGCGCAGGTACTTACCCAGATTGCCGGGGCCGAGGGGAGCATCACGGACCAGAAGCAAGGTGACCGTCAAGTGAAGTTCGGCACGTCGGACGGACAATCAACCATTCAGCGACTTCAACGCGAGTTCGACCTTTGCGTCTCTCGATGGGTCAAGGTGATGCGAATCTAATGGCGTGGAGTAGATACCCGAATACCGTCACGGTCTATCCAGTGACGCAAGCGACGACAGCCGGGATCGTGGCTATCAGCACAGTCGGATCGGGCACGTCGCGGGCGGTTGACTTTCAGTTGATGACTCCGGGCAGGGCTTACGAGGAATACGGCGTTGAGCTTCGGAACCCGGCTCGCGTCTACGCTCCGGCGGCGGACATCGTTCATTATCCGCAAGGAACGCGGGTCACGTTCGACAGCGAGACGTATGAAGTCGTGAACAGCATGGTGCGGCAAGACGGGACGGGACTATACATGAGCTACACGCTCGCAATCATGGATAAGGTGATCTGATGGGCCAACCTTTTACGAACACAGCGGCGGCGGATGTCATGGCGGCTTGCCTTACGGCGTTCCCCACGGCTCGCGTCGAGGACGTTCCACAGCTTGAGTCGACGACCGACACACTTCCGTACGTGCGCGTGGACTTGCGGAGCATTAGGCGGATGAGCGGGACGCCGACGTACACAACCTACCGGTACGAGTATGTGATCACCTACCGGGCGGCATATCCGGCATCCGGGAACCTAACCGACGCCAAGATCACGGCGGCGAACACTTTGCATAATGCGCTTATCACGTCGCCCACGCTTTCCGTTCCGGCGTATGGGACGCTCCAAGACACGCCAGAAGTGACGTTTGCCGAGTTGGATAACGACGGCTCGCGGGCGTTCGAGATGCAACAGACATTCGTCATCGACATCACAGGAGAGCGGTAGTGGCCACGCATAAGACTATATCTTCGTTCGGCAAAGCATTCGAGAAGCGTCTTGAAAAGGTAATTCTAGGGGCGCATCAAGTTCATAAATTGCTTTCAGACGGCGGGAAAGAGGACCACTTTGAATTTACGGACGGCGGCATAAGCACGAAAGAGCTTCGCCGAATGGGCCATCCTTACGGCAGGACAGCCGGAGGACAGCGTGGAAACATTAACAAGAAGATCAAACGGCGGAAAATACTTCCATTGCCAATCAACAAGCAAAAAGGTGATTTGAGGGCATCATTTTACAAAAAGGACAAAAATGGCCGGGATAGAGTTTCTCGAATGGGATTCAGCGCGCCATATGCCAAATATCTTCTGCGGCCTGGCGGCACATGGAAAATGATTGATCGTAAGTTCTACTCGATTGGAGGCGCAAAATCCGGAATGGCGACGGGGATAATCCGAAAGCGGTTCAATCAACGTCTTATTATTGCGAAGAGAGTCTACAAGAAGACGATCAAGAGTTAGAAACATGGCAGTCAGATACGCGGGCAATAACATCAGCCTCTACACCGTCGCAGGTATTGCGCTGGTGAATAACGGCTATGACTTTACCTTTGAGGCGTCAAACGAAACGGTAGACGCTGGTCTGGTCACGCGGCTCGGAAAGCACAATCAGCCAGTGAAGCAATCCGGAACGCTTCGAATACAATTTAATGGCATTGTAAGCGGATCGACTCGTGTCAGCCATACGGACGTATCGGCGTTCACTATCGGTGGGACTAGCTACCTGAACGTACTTCGGGAGTTCACGCTTAACGGCTCTTTCGATCAGGTCATGCAAGCCGGAATCGGTGAAAAGTTCGCCAAACCACAGGTAGTAGCCAAGGATTATGAGGTCACTATCGCGCTGGACGTTGAGGCAACGGACGCCAAGACGCTCGCTGACATGATCGGCGGAACGGACTTCAGTGGCGTTGACCAAGCGGTCAGCATCACGATTCAGGGAACGACGATCACTATCCCAATGAACCTTTTCACCTACTCGCTCGGCGTCCCGCGATACGACCTTCAACGAATCACGCTTTCCTTCAATGGCGCGGACCCCGGAACCGGTGATTACCCAACGGCACCGACGGGCACCACGTCCCTTCTGGAAAAGGCTCTCAACGCTCCGACGACGGAAATGGCGTTTAGCTTCCAGCACGTCCCGAGCGGCGACACCGCTGGGGTTCGATTTACCGGAAACTGCGTCTTTGAGTCGTTCAGCATCCAGTCGTCAGACGGCCAACTGGTTAACGAGGAGTACAGCTTCAAGACTTACGGCACCATCACGACGGCGGCATCTAGCTAATCATGGACATCGAACGAAAAGACATCAGGCCAGAATGGAAATTGGGCGCGGGGTTCGGAGGCAACTATTCGGAAATTTCGAATAGTTCGGAAACCGAACAGAACAGTAGTCAAGTAAAACTTGACAACTCAAAGGAGCAAAATGAGCAACGAGACACCGGCGACGAGCAACCTGATTGACGACCTTCTAGCGGACTTCGAGGCGCTGGAGACGTTCACCATCGAACTTCCGGGGAATCGAGTCTGGAAGGTTAAGGGGCTCGGCACCTACGCTGAGAAGGCGGCATACGACCGGGCGAAGACGCGCTGGGTTAACGACGTGGTAGCGCAGCATAACGCATACCTGAAGTCACAGGACATCAACGCCATTGCGATTCCGGCTCTTCGTCCGCTGGTCAACCTGATCCACCGGGAGAACCTAGAAGCGGCGTACGATCTAGTGAACCGGCTTATCGAACCGCGGTTTGACTATGCCGAGGCGTTGCAGCTCTGTAAGGCTCCGGCGTTGATTCAGAAGTTCGCGGATGAGTTGACCTTCGGTAATGCCAAGTTCCTTTTCGACTTGCGTTCCAAGCTCTACGAGGAGGCGGGAAAAGATTCGAGTCCAACGTCCTAACGGCGTTGGAAGTCGAGGTCTGCGGTCGCGTGTATGGATGTCACCCGGAAGAACTGGACCCGAAGCGAGAAAAGTATCTGATCGAGTTTGTGGCGGCGGAGATTAAGGCGATTAAGGACGGGCGGCGAGGTTTGATCTAATGGCAGAAGAGGTACTGGTAACAGAATTTCGGCTTCACGACCGGATAAGCGCGGGAATGAAGCGCATGGGGGCCGAGGTCCGTTCGTTCACCGGCCAGATGGGGAAACTCAAGTCGAACATCGCTGGTATAGCTCTGCCTATGGCGGTCGCGGCTGGCGGTATCGCCTTGTTCGCCGACGCTGCGAGTAAAGCGGCGGGCGACCGTGAAGCGCTTCTCAAGGGACTTGAGGCTTACGCAGGATCGGCGGAGAATCTAGCTTATCAGCTTGAGGTATTGAAGGAAGCGGCCAAGGCTCCGGGACTCGGATTTCAAGAGGCTATTCAGGGCGCGGTTCGGCTACAAGCGGCGGGCATCGGATTCGAGACTGCGGCATCCGCGATTACCCAATTCGGGAACGCTCTTGCGCTCGTTGGTGGCGGCAAGGCCGAACTAGACGGCGTTTTGCTGGCTCTGACCCAAATCGCGGCAAAAGGCAAGATCAGCGCGGAAGAACTTCTTCAAATTCAAGAGCGGGTGCCGCAGATTCGGCAAGTCGTGGCGCAACGGTTTGGCACGTCGGACACTGAGCAGCTTCAACGCATGGGCGTCACTTCGGATCGGTTTATCCGTGAGATTGTGGCGGGGCTTGCGGCTCTTCCGAGGTCCGGGAACTCCATCAAGAACGAGCGCGAGAACATCGAGACCGACATAAACGAGGCGTTCATTAGCATCGGCAACGAGATCAACGCGGTTCTACTGCCTCTCATGCGTCAGTTTGGAAAGGAGTTGAACGTGCTTTCGCAGTCTGGAGTGGTTCAGTCGTTTACCCGCGAGGTCATGGGCGCGGTTGGCATATTCGGGGAAAAGGACGTGAAGGGCGCCATGCGATCATTCATCGCCGAGTTGTCTACGCTTCCGGTTCGCATTGAGAACTTCGCTCAGTCCATGTCTGCGGCGGCTGACATTGTTCTTGGCACGGCAGCGTTCAATAAGGAGCGCGTCGCGAAGGGCATAGCTGAGATGCAGGCTCTTTCCGAGAATATGGGCGGGTTCGAGAACATCCTTCAGATGACCCGCGAACTGACCATGAAGCGGTTGACCAATGCGGAAAAGGAGTTCCTCAAGGATTCCGGGCCGGTTGAGCGTAAGCCGGGCGATCCGGTTCAGGCTGCCATGACCCAAGTCGCAACAAACACGCGGAAGCTGGTTGACCTTCAACAGAGACAGGTTGATCTATCGGAGCAAATCCTAGGCGGTGGCACGGCGGGAAGGAACGCGGCTTCTCAAGTCAACCTAACTAGGGCAATGGGCGGACTGAATCCCGGCGCGTCGGCATCGGCCAAGGCTCAGCATCACTTGAATGAGGCAGTGAAAGCCATTCTCGCGGAGACCATCGGGCTTCAAATTGCCGCGGTTCGCACGGGCGGAAACCGGGTTCAGGTGCGGTAATGGCGATTCAGGTTCTGATCGACACGTCCCAACGGCGGCTCGATAAGCCACGCATCGGGATGACGGCGGAGAAGCTATTCCTGAACGGGCAGGACAATCAAGACGCATGGGTAGAACCGGTAGGCGGGACGGCGATGCTGCGACCGGCACCGCTTTATCCGGCGTGGGATACGTCGAACACGGGCATTTACACGCGGCTCACGCTTACGGACTTCGGCATCACCGCGGGTACTGATTGGATGATGGTAGACAACCGGGGAGCGGGGCCGGTTCGCATCGTTCGCGGTACTCAGATGGGTGCATCGAGCATCGTCACCACGGCGTCATACGGCGTGAATCGTGGATGGTTCGTTAGCTTCTACACGTACAACATCGAGAACAGTTCGGACGGTGTGTACTTCGAGTGCGGATGGGATTCTGGCGGAACCGGCGCGGTCGGCGTGTCGCTCCAATTCCAGACGAACGGCGACATTCTGGTTCAGAAAGACGGCGTGATCCTCGGCGGCGGGAACATCGGGATTCAGGGCGGCGCGGCTCAGAATAACGTGTACGCTAACTACCTGATCATCCCCATGCGGCGGCGTGATCTTCTGATCTACTCGCTGACTTCGGGCGACGGGTTCATCTTTACGTTCGAGGACATCGCGGAAGACGCGGTGAACCCGGTCATTCTTGCTCACGAACCGTTCTGGGTCTATTCCCCAACGGCATCGCCAAACTGGGAGCTGGCACCGTTGCAGTTCGAGACTTCGGGCTACCTGACATCACTGTCTATCAGTCTCGCGGTCGCTCCAGAAGTCGGTCGGACGCTTGAGACTCGGGCGAACGGGGCTATCGCTCCATCGGTCACGAACGCCTATGTCTTGGGCGATCAGCCGTATCTCGGGGCACCGGACACGACGAACGTCGTCTCAGCGGTTGCGGTCGTTGACCCGGCGGGATCGGCTTTCACGCCAAACGGGACGGATCGAGACGTGCTACTGAAAGTTTCGCTTGCGGGCGATGGGGATTACACGCCATTCGTCTACGGCGTCCATGCGGCATACGGCGCGACTTTCGAGGACACGGACGACTCGGAAGAGTTCGACATCACTCCGTACATCCTCGCCAATCCCGCTCCCGTGCTATCGGTCCCGGATGATCCCGGCGGCGTGGAGTTCGCGTTCACGATCAAGGCACCGGAAACCGTTGAATCGTCCGACGTGGCGTTGTTGCTCACTCTCGGAAATCGGCCGGTTCGCGTCATGGACGGCACGAACATCCTTCTCGATGGCGTGATGACCGAACCGGAATTCGAGGACGCCAGCTACGACGAAGCGGCGCGGCTTCGATGCACGGTTCGGGACCGAATGTACATCGCGCAGAACCTGCAACTGCGCGAGCGCATCCCATACGACGGGATCAGCCTATCGGAAGCGGCGGACCCGTCCGTCTTCTGGGATTCGATCATTCAGTTTCTGTACTACTCCTGCGGCGTGGCGAACGCGGACATGGACCTAGAAGCGTTGGGGTTCATCCTTCCTTCCATTCCCAATTCAGATCCGAACGTAGCGTTCAACGCTCAGTCCGAAATCGGCACGACGCCTTATGAGGAAATTGCGCGGCTGGTCGGCACCTACGCTGGCGGCTTCGTCTGGGGCATGGTCCCGCAATCATCGGGCGCGAATCCGAAAGCCGTATTTCTGGACCCGGACACCCTCAGCACGACTCCGGACATTACGCTTTACCGGACAAGCGACGACGCGGTAGCAGCGAGCAAACCGGCGACACAACTCTACTGGACGTACACGGACCAGCCGCTCAGCATCGAGGCCAACGAGGTTCGTTGTACAGGCTACAATCCACGGACGCGGCAGGTCGTGCAAGCCTACAAAGTCGATACGGCTTCTCAGGAGGTGGACACTGTGCCAAGCCTTAGACCGGACAACTGGCTAGGGGAACCGCGCATCTTCGGCGTGATTGATCCGAGGTTCACCAGCGAGGATGCTTGTTCTCGGGCGGTCGAGTCGATCTATCCCAAGGTGTCCGCGCGGTACTGGATCGGTAGCTTCACTTCGCGGATGCTTTACAAGTCCGACGGTTCTCCGGTTTGGCGTGGCGACTTGGTTGCGCTGGACGGTCGGCGGACGTTGCGTATCTCGGCTCTCACCGTGGAGTTCGTTCTGGAAGAATCGGGATTCGAGACGCGCATGGCAAGCTACACGGGCGGAACGATCTTGAACCGTGGCGGTAGTTCGGTTGCTATCGTTTCGATGATGCAGCAGCGAGCTAGCGTTACCAAAAGCATGATCTACCCCGGCGGCGAGCTTATTGCGGCTCAGACACCGGGGCGAACGGTTGAAGTGCCTTAGCGTTGGTTCTTTGGTCGTGGTCCCCGTTTGGTGGACCGAAAATACGCTTCGGCGTCGGCCAATCTCGCGACGGTCGTGCCGAAAATGTTGAATGTCGGGAACCGGCTTTCGCTGAAAGCACGGTGAACGGTGGCGCAGTTGAGTCCGCAGCGTTCGGCGATCTGGACGGCGGTTCCGTAGGTCATGGAAACATCAATGAGTTCGATGCTCATTGTCTTTCTGTCCTGATTCGTGTTGCGTCTTGCGGCTCGGCTCCGACCCAGTTTCGAACGTCGTCGGCTCGGGGCCGTTCATGGTGCGGGATGGTGGCGCGAAGTCGCATGAGTGCCGGCAGTGACTCCGAATTGAAGTCGATCCCGGCGATAGCGGCGATGGTGCGGGATTGCGATGGAGAGAGTATGTACAGCAGCGAGATCGAAGTTATTGAGTTTGATCCGACGATCAAAGGCATCATTAAGATGCTGAACCAATACGCGGACCACCCCAACAACGGCTAACGGAACAAGCCTCACCCTAACCGGTGGGGCTTTTTTGCGTCTGAGCCGTCTGTAAATCGTGGCCGTCATCGCTTCATTCGCAACCGGTCGGACTCGTCGTCTTAGCGTCTCCGGCGATCTTGGGATGTCGCGGAACGTGACCAACCAGATCGTCGTCTTTCCTGACCCGTCACCGAACGGTGGCTCAGAATCTCAGTTCAGTCTGGAAGTGACGTGGCGCGACACGATCATTCCGCCGCCCATCATCGGCGTAGTTCGCATAATCTCCGGCACGGCTCGGGAGCGTGAGTACCTAGCGCAAGCCGAAAGCGGACTTGGCGGCGTGGCGACGGATGACGAAAGGTACGTGTCCGGTCCACCTACTCCGCTCGTATTCGATGATTCGTTCAGCCAGTCGGACGGTTCATACGAGGTCTGGCTCGACGTCGAGGAATGGGTAGACATCCTTACCTTGGACGAGTGGGACGCGGGCGCGGTGGACACGGACGGGTTCCCCTATGAACCTCTCGAAAGCGCGATCAACGCGGGGCGGTTCGAGTTCGACTTCGGATCGGCTTATCCTGACGGCATCGCGGGCCGGTATTGCCGGTTTTACGAGAAAGCGCAGGTAGGCGGCGAGGCTGGCGCGACCATCACGAACGGGCGACCGGCACCGCACACGGCCACGGCGACCATCGTTGAAACCATCACGACGACGTGGGAAGTTGACCGGCTCGCGGTGTGGACGCTTGCCAACCAGACAAGTCAGGACAGCGGGACCAGAACCGGCGTTTGCGTAACTGAGATCACGTACGACGATCTGAGTTTCCCGGCGTACACGACTACCGGCTCGGCTCCGAAGCAAGTGACCAACACGGCAAACGGAAACGACCTTTCCGTTACGTGCGTTGCGGGACCGATGGAAACCGCTACCGGGTCACTCACCGCGATCGGCGAACCAGACACAGTGTACAAACTTCGGGGCCGGTCGAGACGGTGGACTGATAGCTACCCTTCAACGCTGCAAGCGTGGGCACTATCAACGCTCTACGCTGGCGGACCGGACATCAACCTAACGACCATCAACCTGAACGACTCGGACCAGACCATCACGCAGAAACGCTATACCATCGGCTCCACGGTGAACGGCGTCCTACAATCCGGCATCGGCGCGGACGAGAAGACGCCTATTCGGGTGTGGCTCAAACCATCGTCGCTCACCAACGCGGGCGAGGATACGCGGGACTGGCGGCTGATGATTCTTGGCCGACGCTTCAATTCGTTCACGCTGGCCCATGCGTCAAACGTGCAGCTCTACGACGGGTCAAGCACGACGGACTGGACGGCTGGCGCGAATACCACTCAGTCTATCGTCTCCGGTGCATTGCGGCTTGCTATCGCGGGCGGCGCGGGTTCGACAACGTGGACGCCAACGCAGATCGTCAGTGAAGGGTATCGGTATCTGAGGCTTCGGATCAGATCCACCGTGAACGCGAACCAACCTTTCACGGTCGGCATCGCGGGCGAAACGTGGGATGCGCAGACGGGCGGCGCGGGAACCTACGTTGACGTGGACATCGACTTGGCTTGCGCGACTTCCGAAGTTGACGACGTTGAGGAAAAGGACAGCCGTTTTCCCATCGACAACCCCGGCGGAAACCCGGACGCGACCGATCCGCAGGATCAGTACAAACTCGGCTGGGGCGTCGACTTCATCGACTCGATTGCGCTTACCGGTCTGGTGGACGGCGAAACGTACGAGATCGACTACATCCGATTAGAACGAAAAGTGGATTCATCGTTTCGGCTTCTGGCTCCGTTCGCCAAGCTCGGCTCGGGCTGGACTTCGCCGAGTGACACGACGACCTTAACCCCTTTCCTTTTCCTTCGATCCGACGGACGTGAGTCGGACTGGCCTCACCTGGCGTTCGTGAACGTCAACACGGGAACGGACTATTACCGATGGTTCAGCATCACCGAGGGAATCAGCTTCGCGAACTACGTCACCGGCTGGACGGCGACGGCGGCAGGCAGTTTCCCGGACACCTACCATACAAACGGGCTGGAGTTTCTCCACGCTGGCGCGGGCGGCATGACGTGGAATTACGCTTCCGAGTTGTGGACGGACTGGGTGCAGGTTGACGTTAGCGGCACGATCACCATCGAAGCACAGGCGATGTTTGACGTGGTGTCGTCCTATCCCGGCGCGGGGCGCGGCGTTTGGGACGGTTCGGCATACGACCCGCTCAAGCCGGAGACGCCACTGGCGTTCGGAAAGCTATTCCGGGCACGGTCTGAGGGCATTGTATTCGAGGATGATGCCGAACCTTACAACGATGCGACCATCGTTCAGTACGAAACGACCGGCGGCGCGACGACCGGCACGGACCAAACGGACACGATAGGACGGTACGAGACAGGGACGGACTACGCGAAGGGGAACCGGGACATCACGACCGAGCTGAGGCAGGGCACGTCCCCATTCCTATCGGCGAACCGCGTTCTGGTCAACCGTGAACGGGATCGAACGTCATTCAGACAAGCACCTAGCACCGCAGAACCGCCATTGGCCTATGATGTCAGCCGGTCTTTGCGTCATGCGCGGGCCTACGTGCGGGACGGGACGCTGAGGATTGGATACTCCGAAAACGAGGTCTTCGCATGGTCGGAACTGGACACCGGAAAGACGGATGTCGAATCCGTGAGCATCCAGTACGCCAAGCAGGGGACCAAAAACGTCCTGTATGTGACGACGGTCGAAGCGGGCACGGCTTACGTTTATCGGGCCGAGGACGAGGACGGGGTACTGACATTGGCGATTACCATAGGAACGGCGGACCACGCGACAACGTGCATCAGGGCGGACGGTCTGATTTTCACCTACCGTCTGAACGCGGGAACGGTCTACGTTCGCGCTTACGACTCGGAGTTAAATGCTCTTTTCGCTGAACAGACGACCAACCTTACCGGCGTTGACGATGCGGAAATCGACGCCAGGGACAGCGTAGGGGCGGGCGGGCTGGTTCGTATTGGCCTCTTGCACCTTGTGGGCGGCTCAGCCGTCTGTAAGACTAGCGAGGACGGGATAACCTTCTCATAAAGCCATGCCTACAAACATTGTTGACTCAAGCGCGACTCTCGAATCCATCCGGCTACTAGGCTCGGCGGGTTCCGTCACCATCAGCGGCTACTACTGCGACGAGTTCGGAAACCAAGTTTCCGCGTCGTTCACGGCGACCATCAGCGCGACGACGGCGTTCGAGTTTGCCGACGCATTGGCGATCCCGGCGAACGGCTCTTTCGTTCGCGTATTGCTTACCGGCGATGTGCGAATCAGCACGGGCGGGGCGACGTACGAAAGCGACTTTGAGACCAACAAGTCCCGGTACCCTATCGAAATCGCGGTGACGAGCGGCTACAACGTCTTTGGCCGAGGTGGGAACTAATGGCGAAGGGGCTTAACCGTCCGCAGGTAGCGGGCTTGATTGAGGCTCTGACGAACAACCTAGCCAACGCGGGAGCGTCCAAGGCGGCGTACAACACGGGGAAGGGTTCGATTCTCGGAGGCCAGAACGGATACACGTCTATTCAGAACGGCTCTTTGTTCCGGTCTGACGCTTCGGCGACGTGCCTTATTCAAACGTGCGTTCAGCCGTCGTTCACTGGGCGAGGGATCACTCTCATCTACAACGGATTCGGCAAGGTGTCGGGAACGGCGGCAAGCGGATGGAATGAAGCGAACGGATTCAACACCGTCACGCTCACCGCATCGGTATTCAATGATGATACATCTTCGTGGGTCAACTGCACATTCAACGGCGCGTCGTCAATCACGGTCCCGGTAGACAGCTACGTTGAAACCGATGAAGTAAACATCCGGTTCACTCCCGGAGTAGCTATCCGGTATCAACTTCGGGTCCAAACGGCAACGGGCGAATACTTCATTCCGATGGAGAACCAGTTCAACTCATCGGCAACAATCAACGGAAAGGCGTTCACCATCTATGACAATGACACGAACCCGGCAAACGTTCCGGCGGCGGGCGCGGGGACGCTCACGAGCAACAGTACGGGCGGGGTGGCAACGGCAACGGCGAACCTAGTTCGGGCTAACGCGGTCCGAGGTCGCGGCAAGCCTAACTTCCTTCCGTGCGTCGTCCTATCGGACTCCATCGCGGCGGGCACCGGCGACGTGGCGCAGCCGTTCTACCCTTACGCGGCGGCGTGGACGGCATGGGCGAACCGGGCTTTCTCTGGGACGCTCTCGGCTTACTCGGCGGGCGCATCAAACACGTACACCGAACGAGGCGCGGCGGTCCTGAACATTGGCGTCGGCGGCGATGAGGCTAGGTGGAACAGTGACACCGATACCCCGCGTCGGCAACGACTCATTCAGAACATGATGAACGGCTCTCCGTTCGTCGCTATCGTGGCCTACGGTCGGAACGATCTAGCGCAAGCACAGACTGCGGCATCAACGTACAGCGAGATTTTGGACATCTGCGCATGGCTGCGTTCACTTGGCGCGGTGAAGATCGTGGTCGCTACGTTGATTCCTGAGTCCACGTCTACAACTCGATGGGCTACGGTTGCAGGTCAAACGACGGTACGTGCATCGGAGCGGTTGCAGTTGAACCAACTCATCAGAGGCGGCAACGCGGCGTATGACGGGGTTCTGGACATCGAGCAATACGCTTGCGATCCTTCCGACGTGAACAAGTTCTATCAGCCTCTCGAAAGCGAGTGCGTCCCGTTCACGGCTCAGGGAACGGTATCGACAACTCGATTCGATGTCAGCGGAACGGGCGTTTTGAACCTGTCCACTTCTGGCCGATACGTGAACTGGGTCGTGCGGTTTGATACAGGGCCAAACGCGGGCGAGTATCGCCGTGTCACCGCGTCCGATCA